TATGGCATCTATTACTGATTTAAAGTGGGTAAAAGATATTGGCTATTTGGATTTTGTAAGATATTGGGGGTACGACCTGCAGGGGGCTATTTATCAGAAAATAGTAGAGATAAATACGGGCAAAAGGCTACCGTTCTTTATAGCAGCAGTCACCAAAGAGGCAGAGCCGGATATAAGAATAATACAGGTTACACAAAATTATCTTGATGAAGCATTAACTGTTATCGAGTCAAATATTAGACGAGTTCTAAGTGTAAAGAATGGAGAGGTAGAGCCAGATAGATGTGATTTGTGTGACTGCTGTAAGCATAATAGAGTGCTGAAGGCTCCTATATCTATTATGGACCTTACATATGGGATTTAAAAGGAGGAGAAAATGCCGAACAGGATACTTAAGGAGAGTATTTGCAGAAGTGAAGAGATTGATTCCTTGTCCTGGTTTGAAGAGGTGTTGTTTTATAGGTTAATTGTTACTTGCGACGACTACGGCAGATATGATGGAAGGGCAAAGGTTATTAAGGGAACATGCTTCCCACTCAAGGATATTACCGAAAAGGACATTGATAAGGCATTAAGCAAGCTATCTGCAGTAGGCCTTGTAAAGATATATAAAATTCAAGAAAAGCCGTACTTACAATTGATTACTTGGGGAGAGCATCAAAGGATTCGTAATCAGAAAAGTAAGTATCCGGAATATGATCCTGAGTGTGATATTTCGCTGACAATTGACAGCAAAAGACAGCGAAAGCAGGCAAATAACAACAATTGCGAGCAAAATCAAGCGCAGGTTAAATCCGGTCATGATACAGTCGTGGAGCTAAAGCAACAGGAACAGCTGGAGCTACCCGTAATTACATTGCTGTTAAATACCGGGGAAGAATATGGGATAACTCAATCAAATGTATATGAATGGTCAGAACTCTATCCTGCAGTAGATGTAATGCAATGTCTAAGGAATATGAAAGGGTGGCTAATGGCCCACAATAGCAGGAGGAAGACTATAAGGGGCATCAATAAATTTATAATAACATGGCTACAAAAAGAGCAGGATAAGGGCGGAACACGAGGATATAAGCCTGTAATAAATCAGGCAACAACATCTAAAGTGGAACAGTTTGCAGCAGGAGCAATGGAGTGGGCAAGTAATGGATAAACAAAAATTCGCAACCTTAGCAATTGGAATCAAGTCAGCATATCCGAATTCAAAAATACTGGAAGACAATGCATCAATGGATTTTTGGTACATGATGCTTAAAGATATACCGTATGAGATCGCTGAGAATGCAGTTATGGAATATATATGCACCAGTGTATTCCCGCCAAATATAGCAGAAATAAGGAAGCTTTGTATGGATAGGTGCAAAAAGCCTGTTCTTAGTTTCGATGATGCATGGGGAAGTGTGCAGAAAGCAATCAGGGAGTATGGGTTTTATGGTGCAGAAAAGGCCTTTGCCTCATTTGATGAATTGACACTGTCAATAGTTAAAAACCTTGGATGGAGTAATCTATGTCTCAATGAAAATGTTGATGCGAGTAGAGCAAACTTTCGTATGGCATATGAGGCAAAAGCAAAAGAAGCGCAGAATATAAATCAGCTTCCTGATTTTGTTGTAAATAATAAGGCAATGTTACAGCAACAGTATACACCTCAAATTGAATCAAGAACTTTGACAAGAATAGAAAGCAAGGATACCAAGGCAGAGGTAACAAATAACCTTGGACAAGAACAAATTAATGATAGAGCAAGACAATTGGCAGAGTTAAAGAAGCGGATGATTGGTGGCTAGGATAGAGTACTTATAAAGATAGCAGGAAAGTACATAAAAGGAGAATTTATGGAAGATGTCAGTAGCGTATTAGCAGCTCCGGAAGATATAGATTTGCAAAGCAAAGCAAAACAGAAATTGGAGCAGGAATTAAAAGAATCAAATAACAAAGGATTTGCAGAGCCAGTTATTAATTATCTATTAAAAAGAATTCAAGAATCAAATGCGCTTGCAGTAGATATTTGTCAGGAACATAAGACTTGTGGAAGATGTCTTAACTACATCTATGAGAAAGCAAGGGAGGAACTATCCGGAAAAAATGGGGCTATTCGTGATGATGTAGTGTATGAATGGGCCGAAGATTATTATCACAAAGATGATAAGGAAGAGGTAGAAAAGGAACTCAAGGAATCTAAAGAGAAGGCGAAAAAAATAGAGACTGTACAAAAAGAAGAGCCAAAACCAAATAATTCAGGTTCTGAAAAACCTAAAAATGAAGTGAAGAAAGATAGTAAACCTGCCGGAACCTATAAAAAGAAAAATGAAAATGTAGATGGTCAACTTGATATGTTTTCACTCTTGGGAATTTAGGAGGTTTTTATGGAAAAAAGAAAGCTATCTGCTATAGAAAGACCAAAAGCGAATCCGAAAATGATTGAAAAAGCAGGTGAATTGAATGAAATAAAGTATATCATCGATACTGAACTTGTAGATAAGAATATATTGGTAATGAACTTTTTTACGGTATCAGAACTTAGAGAAGGAAAGATGGCCGCTACATTTAGAACTTTTTTATCTAAGAATGATTATGTAACTCAAGATTTAACAAAGGATAGTACAAAATGGATAACCGCCTCTTTTGACATGATGCAAGACATAGGATTTTACAGGAATATATGGGATGAACAAAAAAGAGAGTGTATAGATGACTTTTCAGCGTACATATGGTCTGGGCAATATGTAATTGAAACGTTTTTTAAAGGCTATAAAAAGAGTGAAAGTGATACTATATGGAACCTTATCAGAAGGTTTCAGAACAAAGTAAAAGATGAAAGATTAGAGCAGAAGCATAGAAAAGTATTAGATCCGATTGATTTAAAGATGAAATCTGTGCAGGATCCACCGGAGGAGTTTAAAAACTGGGTATGGGAACATGGAATGAGCTTTAGTAGATACGGAATATATAAAGAGACTGAGAAAAATAAAGCGGAATTTGAATGCTCATATTGTAAAGTGAAAGGCGTTGTTGACAGGACAAAGATAAGACTTCGCAACAATGAAAAAGGGGAGTGTCCGTTCTGCAAGAGTAAAGTCACTTACAAAGCGAAGGGGAGATTAGCAGGAGTAATAAGAGACACAGCCGACTTTATATATATCGATCGTCAAGAAAAGAGATTCTTGCTCAGATACTTTTGGGCAAGTAGGCAAATTAGAGATGGTAAAATTAAAGAAGGGTGTATTGAAGAAACATTATTTGAGTATAAAAGGTGCTTCTGGACAGTAGAAAAGAAATCTCTAAGGAAAGAAGTCTATGAATGGGGAGTATATCATCAGAGAGGTGTCTGCAGATGGATTCCGGGTTTCGATAGCATAATAAGTGCAGGTCTTTACCCTGATAATCTTCCACAGGCATGGGAGCATACAGCCATGAAATATTCAGGAATTGAGATTTTGGCCAAAAACTATAAAGGGAGATTGCCTTATGAAGGAGCTATACCTATATACTTGGAATTTCCTAAATTTGAGTGGATATGCAAAATGGGACTTAATAACTTGGCGGCAGACATAGTAAGCAATTATTACTTATCTACATATGTTATTAATTATAAGGCAAATACAATATATGAAATATTGGGATTAACAAAAGTGAATACAAAAATATTGCAGAAAATAGATGGGAATGCTTATGAGTTGCAACTACTTCAGGAAGCACAAAAACTTGATATACATATGAGTGCTGAAGAAGTAAAGGAATATTATGAAGTTTTTGGATGTGATATAAATCTGCTGAGGGAAAAGATGAACAAGTTTTCCTTCCATAAATTCTTTAAATACGTTGATAAAGAGATTGAAAGATATATAGATAAAAAGTCAAAAGACAAACTAAAGAGAGAAGAGTTAATAGAATTAAAAAGGAACATGGCAAATGACTGGAAAGAGTATCTAAGGTGGTGCCGCGAACTAAAATATGACCTTGATAATATGTTTATCTATATGCCGAACAATTTTAAGCAAGTACATGATAGGGTGGCGAAAGAATATAAGGATCTTAAGGATAGAAAGGCAGCAGCAGAGAAGAAGAGAAGAGATAAGCTTGTTGAAAAGAAAATGAAGAAAATAAGAAAAGATATGGAGGAAATATTCTCAAAGAATGACGGAGTAGATGCATTGAATATAAAGGGGAATGGTTTAATTCTCATGGTACCGGCAAATTCAGATGACATCAAAAAAGAAGGAGAAGCTTTGCATCATTGCGTTGGAACTTATATAGAAAGAGTGGCCAAAGGAGAGACTGCAATATTCTTTGTTAGAGAGGAAAAGAATCCTGATAAACCTTATTACACCCTTGAGTGGAGAGACAATAAAGTTATTCAGTGTAGAGGGATGAATAATTGTAGTGTGACGGATAGAGTAAAAGCATTTGTACAAGCCTTTGAAAAAAGAATGAACAGGCAACAGGTAAAGTGAGTGCATAAGAGTAAATCAGGGGGATGTAAGTAAATGAGCAGAAATTACTTATATGTAAACGGAGAGGGATATATTGATAATACGGCGGGTAAAGATCTACGAAACATACAGCGAAAAAGAAAAGAGGTGGGAGTGAATTACAAGGCACAGATTATTGGTAGGAATAGTAAGAAATCAGGCGAAACATTTGAAAGATGGATATCTACGGCATGTAAGTTTTATCTAAATAAGGGTTTGGCTCATATTGAAAAAACTCCTGAGCCTTTTCATATCACTGGCAAGGATACGAATGGAGTTGTGAGAGGATACTATGAGAAAAAGGGACAGCCTGATTATAAAGGCATATTGTGTGACGGAACAGGGATAATGTTTGAAGCGAAGCATACCGATTCAGACAGGATAAAACAGTCGGTAATAACCGAAACACAATGGGAAAATCTTGATATATATGAGAAGTTTGGAGCGCATTGCTATGTAATGGTGTCACTGGGATTAGAAAGATTCTTTCGAGTGCCATGGAGTGCATGGAAGAATATGAAAGAGCAGTTTGGCCATAAGTACATGAATGAGAAAGAACTTGAAGCTTATAGAATAAATCAGAGTCAATGCATAATATTAATTCTTGAAGGGATTGAGTTAAAAGATGAAAATACAAAAAACGGTGTTAGCACAAAAGATAAATCAGATTAAAGGCGTTGTACCCAATGTCGGTACTACAAGGAATATTGGTAAAAGATGGATATTTGATTGCAAGTAGCTTGGAAATGACGATTTGCTTTAAGGCAGTAAGGTAGATTATGAAAGTGAGATTACTTAGTATTTCAGAATATGCAATAAAGTATAGAAATGGAAGAGGGGTAGAAGCAGGGGAATTATATAAAACACGCTTTGGAGTTTTGAAGCGAAAGTGTATTTTAAAAGAACTATATGAGACGGATATAGGGGAAATTGAGCCAACTGAATGGATACGCATAGCATTACAGATAGTAAAGTGCATAGGTGAAGAAAAATTATTGGAAGAAATTGAGAAGTATGCGAAAGAAAATTGCGTATGGCTAAAGAATGATACAGATATTCAAGAGCATTCTATTGATTGTCTTTTATCCGGAGCATATATGTATTGGAAAGAGTTTAGATATAAAAGAACTCTCAGACATAAAGTGTTCTTTTTTTATTAGGAGGAAGTTATGTTAGTTGAGATATTACCTGACAAAGATATGGAAGAGTTTGAAAAGATTGGATTTAAGTCTTGTGCAAACAACGATGAATACCATTACTTGTGTATAGAAAAAGATAAGGTTGTATTTTTTGTGGACGATTCAGATTTTAAAGTAGAAATTTGGGAAGAAGATGACAATCGCATACATAAATATCCAAATCTTAGTTTTACTGCGGGGTATACATATTTGGAAGTGCTATATAGACTGCTTGAAGATGGCTTTCTTAAATTTGATTGAGGTAAAAGATATGATTAAAGAATTATCTAAACAGATATTAAAACATTATGGTTTGCGACATCAAAAGGCTAAAACCATTGAGGAGTTAGGCGAACTTATAGTTGCTTTACAGAAGAATTTATTATCTGGCAAAGATGGTTTGTCACAAGATGTACTCGAAGAAATAGCAGATGTTCATATTATGTTGACTCAGCTACTAGATGATGAGGCTGATAAGACGCAAGTATCACTCATAGTAGATAGAAAATTGAAAAGACAGATAAGAAGAATTGAGAAGGAGAAAGAAAATGAATAAAGCGATATTGATGGGTAGACTTACAAGAGATCCGGAGGTTAGATATTCAAGTGGTGAGAGGTCTATGGCAATTGCGAGATATATACTTGCGGTAGATAGAGGTTTTAAACGTGGAGGAGATTCAAATGAACAGACTGCAGACTTTATACCATGCATTGCATTTGATAAAGCCGGAGAATTTGCAGAGAAGTATTTTAGACAGGGAATGAGGGTATTTATTTCAGGTCGTATTCAGACAGGAAGCTATACAAACAAGGAAGGCCAGAAGGTTTATACAACTGAGATTATTATAGACACTCAGGAATTTGCAGACAGCAAAGGAGAAAGCACAGGAGAAAGAAAAAAGAAGCAAGAAACAAATGTTGATGCGGATGGATTTATGAATATACCGGATGGAGCTGATGATGAGGGGTTACCATTCAACTAGTAGGTGGTTATCAACTATTAGTTGACGATTGATAAGGAGAAAGAGTAATGACGGCGAAAGAATATTTAAGACAGCTTAAGATGCTTGATTGTCTTATAAAAGCCAAGGAGCTGGAGAAAGCAAGATTAGATGATTTAACAACTAAAACCAGTGTAAGTTTATCAGAAAGAGTGCAAGGTGGAGGAAGTGGCGGTACTGAAAACACTATAATAAAAGCTTTAGAAATAGAGCAACAGATAGAGAGTGATATTAAGAGATTATATGATTTGCGAGTCAGAGCTATAGGGATAATAGATAAATTGGACAATGACAAGTACAGGGTTGTACTGTCAATGTATTATGTTTCTAATTTAACATTTGAGCAGATAGCAGAGGATACTCATATGTCTTTCAGATGGATTCATAAGTTACATGGCAGGGCTTTAAAAGAATTTGAAAAATATTTGATTAGTTCATAGTAGTTCATATTGGGTCTGTGTTATTATGTATATGTGAAAAGTTTAAAGCAAGTATACTTTTTCATAATCCTCCTTTAATGTATGGTATAGGGGCAGGCTTTTATTGATGTTTCCCTGCCCCAAAAGTTAAAGGATAGTCTACTAAATATTTTTCTTCTTGAGAGACAGCTTAGCGGCTGTCTTTTTTGAATTAGAAAAAGCAGAGACGATTGAAGATAAGAGAGGCCGCATATGAGGTATGTGGCTTTTTTAATGCGTAAAATACAGACAGATGGGAAGGTGAGGTGAGTGAATGGGCAGGAAAACCTAATACCGTTTAGCGAACGAAGCAAGGAAGAAGCAAGGGAAAGCGGCAGAAAAGGCGGCAAGGCTTCAGGAGCCGCAAGGAGACGAAAAGCGGACTTGCGAAAGATAGCCGAGGGGATGATTACGGGAGATATATCTGAGAAAATGATTAAATCACTTATAGATATAGCAGCGGATCCGGGCAATAAGAATGCTGTATCTGCTTTCAAAGAAATTCGTGATTTACTTGGGCAAAATAAAACGATATTGGATAAGCAGGAGCAAAAAGCCCGCATTGCAGTTCTGAAAGCAAGGGCTGCAACAAGTGAACCGGAAGAGATTGACAGCTCATATGTTGATGCCTTGAAGGGATTAGCAGATAGGGTGTGGGATGATGAAAGCGGTTAAGAAAAATAAGCCTTTTAAATTTGTCCCGCCATCTAAAAAGCAAATAAAGGTTCAGACATGGTGGATTGCCGATAAAATCAAAGAGCATGACGGAATTATAGCTGACGGAGCAATTAGATCCGGAAAGACAATGAGTATGTCAATGGCCTATGTCGCTTGGTCGATGGAGTGCTTTGACGGTGAGAATTTTATCATAGCAGGCAAGACAGTAGGTTCTTGTAGAAGAAATGTTATCGGACCGCTTAAAAAGATGCTTGCAACTCTGGGATATTTTGTACAAGACCACCGTTCAGAGAATTATCTAACTGTTAGCAAAAATGGTAGAGAGAATGAATATTTTGTTTTCGGTGGCAAGGATGAAGCATCACAGGATTTGGTGCAAGGTATAACTGCTGCGGGAGCATTCTTTGACGAGGTGGCATTGATGCCTGAATCGTTCGTCAATCAGGCAACGGGAAGGTGTTCTGTTGACGGCTCAAAGTTTTGGTTTAACTGCAACCCGGGTTCACCGTATCATTGGTTTAAGGTTAAGTGGCTTGATAAGATTTTAGAAAAGAACTTGTTGCATCTTCACTTTACGATGGATGATAATCCGTCATTATCAGAACATATAAAAGCTAGATACAGAAGTATGTATTCCGGAGTTTTCTTTAAGAGATATATCTTAGGACTTTGGGTAATGGCTGAGGGGCTTATATATGACATGTTCGACCGTGAGAAACATACGATAAGGCCTGAAGATATTCCGGCGATACATACTAACAGCTATTATGTTTCTTGTGATTATGGTACTCAAAATGCTACAGTTTTCCTGCTGTGGGGAAAAGGTTTTGACGGTATTTGGTACTGTATTAAAGAGTACTATTATTCAGGCAGAGACAGCGACATACAAAAAACTGATACAGAATATGCGGATGATTTAGAAGAATGGCTTAACGGTATCAAACTACAAAGAATTGTTGTGGATCCGTCCGCCGCATCTTTTATTGTGGAGTTAAAGAAGAGAGGCTACAGGGTAAAAAAGGCTGTTAATAATGTGCTTGACGGAATAAGGTTCTTTGCTTCACTGCTACAGGATTCAAAGGTTAAGATTAGTACAGAATGTGAAATGAGTTTAAAGGAATTTGCATCCTATGTTTGGGATGAGAAGGCGGCAGATAGGGGCGAAGACAAGCCGGTAAAGGTATTTGACCATGCAATGGATGCAGTAAGATACTTTGGATATACGATTATCAGAAAGCCTTCAGGCTTATCTATCATGAAATGAGGGAATTGATTGTGGAATTAGAAATTGTAAAAAAACTAATACTTTCATATGCAGATGTTCATGCAAAGTATCAAGCTGATGCTTTAAAGGCGGAAAGATACTATAAAAATGAAACTGATATTTTGTCTGAACCTAAGAAGAAGCAGGAAAGAGCTGAAAAAGACGGAAATGGAGAACTTGTTACAAGAGATATAGAACAGCCTATGAGAAATGCGGATAACCGTATTCCTTTTAATTTTCACGGATTGTTGGTTAACCAAAAGGCATCCTATTTGTTTACAGAACCGCCTGTTTTTGATATCGGAGCAGACAGCTCCAATAAGGCTTTGAGTGCTTTTTTGGGTGATAAGTACCCTAAGATATGCAAGGATTTATGTATTGAGGCTTCCAACAAGAAAACAGGATGGATTCATGTGTGGAAGTCTGCCGATGACGGAAATTACAGATACGCCGTAGTACCCTCAGAGCAAATACAGCCTATTTGGTCAAAGTCTTTAGACAGAAAGTTGCTTGGAGTATTAAGGGTGTACCACGAAATAGATGATGACGGTAATGAGTTTGATGTTTACGAATTGTGGAATGATAAAGAATGCGCAGCATACAGAGTTCTTGCAGGAGGAACGGTAAAGGATAACTTAGAGACATATCCTAAGTTCTTTGTGGAAATCAATGGAATGAGTGAAATATCAAATGAATACTCGCATGATTTGGGAGAAGTGCCGTTCTTTGCATTCGACAATAACAATGTGCATACAGATGACTTAAAAAATATAAAACCGTTAATTGACGTGTATTGTAAGATATTCAGCGGCTTTGTAAATGACCTTGAAGATATTCAGGAAGTAATATTCGTACTGACAAATTATGGCGGCGTTGATTTGAATGAATTCCTGTCAGACTTAAAGTATTACAAGACTATAAAAGTTGACGGCGAGCAGGGAGACGGTTCCGGGGTATCAACATTAACTATTGATTTACCGGTAGATGCCAGAGAAAAACTTTTAACTGCGACTCGTAAATGTATATTCGAGCAGGGTATGGGCATTGACCCTGACCCGCAGAACTTTGGCAACAGTTCAGGTGTAGCACTTAAATTCCTATACTCTTTATTGGAGCTTAAATCGGGATTACTTGAAACTGAGTTTAGGCCATCATTCGGTCGGTTTATACGGTGCGTATGCAGGATTTTAGACATTCAAATCAAGGATGATGTAGTATTACAGACTTGGACCCGAACAATGGTTCAAAACGACCAGGAGGCTGCACAGATTGCAGGGCAAGCAGTAGGTATTATAAGTAATGAAACTATTGTTAGAAACTTTCCTTGGGTTAAAAACGCACAGGATGAACTTGATAAAATCAAAGAGGAGAAGGCGGCACTTGAAGAAGGCTATGACCCGTTTAAGGATGGTGAAGGCCTTGATGGTAAAAAGCCCGGAGAAGAATAATGAGAACGGCTGAATATTGGCAATCCCGCTTTGAGGAAGTAGAGAAAAGGTGTCATAACAAGGGTGCAGTAGCATATAAAGATATTGAGGAGCAGTACAGACAGGCACAAAGAGAACTTGAAAGCCAAATTTCAGTATGGTACCAGAGGTTTGCTAAGAATAACGATATCACTATGCAGGAAGCAAGAAGGCTTTTAACATCCGGGGAGCTTGCGGAGCTTAAGTGGGATGTCAATGAGTACATTAAATATGGACAACAAAATGCCATTGACGGCAAGTGGATGAAACAACTTGAAAATGCTTCTGCAAGGGCGCATATAAGCCGATTAGAGGCCTTAAAACTCCAATTACAGCAACAGATGGAAGTCGCTTTTGGGAATCAATTAGACAGCGTAGACAGTGCTATGAGGGCGGTTTACAGTATGGGTTATATGCATACCGCTTTTGAAATTCAAAAGGGTTTTGGAGTTGGACATAATTTTGCAGCACTTAATCAAATGCTTATTGACAGAATATTAAATAGACCTTGGGCGCCCGACGGCAAGAATTTTTCTGACCGTATTTGGAACAATAAACAAAAGCTTATTAATGAATTAAACACAACTCTTACGCAGGGTATAATCCTCGGCAAAGACCCGCAAAAAATAATCAATGAGATGTCAAAGCGGCTTAATGTCTCAAAGACTAATGCAGGAAGACTTGTGATGACTGAATCTGCCGCATTTGCAAGCAGGGCACAGGAAGATTGCTTTAAGGAACTTGGAGTTGAAGAATATGAGATTGTAGCAACTCTGGACTCTCATACTTCAGAAATTTGCCAAGATATGGACGGCAAAGTTTTTAAAATGTCTGAAAGGCAAATCGGGATAAATGCACCGCCTTTTCATGTGTATTGTCGTTCTACTACTGTACCGCATTTTGATGATTGGGAAGAGCTTGGCATTGACCTTGAAAGAGCTGCAAGGGACGAGAACGGGGGTACTTACTATGTTCCGGATGAGATGACCTATAAGGAGTGGGAGAAGAATATTAAGACAGGCAATTGGGTAAATAATCATCAAGAACATTCCAAAGGAAAATTTGATAAGCCTGTTGCCGTAAAATTAGGAGAATATGATGTTGAGAAGATAAACAAGCAGCACTCGTTCTCAATGGGAGCGGAGAATGTGAATAATTTGAAAGATGCAGTTGTCTATGAGTTACAAGATGGAACAAGATTTGTATTCCCAAAGGAGTATGATGAGAAACTTCAGAGCATGACTCCTGAGAAGGCAGTTGATTTGTGGTACAAGCTACCGGAGATCGTAAGAAAGCAAGCTCAAAAAACAATCGAATTTGTTGATTACTATAATCCTCAAGATACTTATTGGCAAAAAGTATATAAGAATTTCTCTCATTCATATGCCACAGGAGGAGATGTAATAACCTTTTATCGTTATGAATTGCCGCATGATGATTTACTTGTAATTAGAACCTACTGTCATGAAGCCGGACATTTCATTGATAAGAATAGAGGAAAAAATGGAATGGATTATTCTCAAAACTCAGACTGGACTAAGGCAATGAACAATGATATGTTATATTCGAAAAGAATGTCGCCTACCGCATATGGTGAGAATTCTAATGCGGAGGATTTTGCGGAATCCGTTGCGGAGTTTTTGTGGAATCCGATTCTTTTTGAATCAGATTTCCCAAACAGAGCGGCACTCTTAAAAACAATATTAAAATAAATGGAGGCAAAACCATGAATTATAGAAAGGTTGTAGGTAATACGCCTGCAGGGGGAGATTATTCGGAAATTTACTATTTCGATTCGGAAGGTAATAAAACCGATGAGAAAAATGCGTCAAAGTGTATTATTCGTGAGTGTAAATTTGATGGAACACTGCTAAAAGAAACCTATGGGCATTGCGGTCAACATAAAGAATAGTTTCGTTAGAATTAGCAATGATTCAAAAAATTAAAATAACTTGGCGAAGATAGAATACTTGACAAAACACGATAGAGATATCAATGTTGCAAAAAATATATTGGCAGAAGGATTAAGAAAAGTAGTATAATAAAAATGATAGGGCAGGGACTGTGGAGATAGTAGGTTGCGAGGTCAGCGAAGCAGGAAGCCAATAGGCTTTAGACTATGGGTAGTTCACATCATGGAAAGAGTTACACATATACCGACCTTGGGGAGAAACGGCGGAGATGTAAAGCGTATTCATCTTATTTTGGCTATATGTGAGGACATGGATTGTACAAGGCGGATAGATGAGGAATATCTGAGAAGTATATCAGGTTTTGATTTGGAAGCGTCGATTTGGAGAAATGACGGAATTTCTGAACTCTTTTATTTTCAAAACATGGATGTTCGGGAAATTAATTTGGATGGAGAATGGTTATTTGACATAATCCCCACATCTGAACAGATAAAGAGATTAAAATCAATATTTAGTTTTTAAGGCACCTTAGCAGGTGCTTTTTTATTGCCCTAAGCATGGCATAAAACCGCTTGTACGATTACACTGGCCAAGTGAATAAATTGGCAATCCTGATACCGGAACTAACCGGAATAAAAAAGATAAAGGAGAAAATTTATGTTGGAATGGTTACAAACAATTCTTGAAGGTGCAAAGATTGAAGAGGGAAAGCTTGATGTAACAGCGGTCATGAACGCAGTGAAATCAGAATTTCCTAAGAATGCTGTACCTAAAACAGAATTCAATGACAAAGTAAAGGAACTTAAAGCAGCTGAAGGCACAATCGCTGAGCTGAAAAAGAATGCCGGAGATAATACGGAGCTTACAGAAAAGATTAAGAACTATGAAGAGCAAATAAGGACTATGCAGACGGAAGCAGCCAATACTGCTAAGAGCTATGCACTGAGAGCAAGACTTACAGAAGCAGGTGCTTTGGACTCCGATTACTTAATCTATAAGCAGGGTGGACTTGATAAGTTTAACTTTGATAAGGACGGTAATCCTATAGGTATTGATGACATGCTTAAGTCTTTAAAAGAATCTTTACCACATCTTTTCAAAGCTGAGAGCAAGCCAAACGGGTATAATCCGGCAGGTGGTAGCGGCTCAGGCGGTATAGTCAATCCTTGGAAAAAGGAAAGTTTTAACATGACTGAACAAGGAAGGATTTTGAAAAGCGATCCTGTACAGGCTAAACAGTTGGCATCTGCGGCAGGAGTAACATTAAATATTTAAGAGAGGAATTAAATTATTATGGCAAACGGAACAACTTTATCAGATGTTATCGTACCTACACTATTTGACCCCTATGTAGTGAATAGAACTATGGAATTATCTGCATTATTTCAGTCGGGTATCATAACAAACAATGCAGAATTTGATGCACTGGCATCAGAGGCGGCACCTATCCACAATATGCCATTCTTTGAAGATTTAACCGGTTCATCCGAGGATGTGATAGAGGGTAATGACCTCACAGCAAAGAAGATTAAATCTAACAAGGATGTATCTACCACAATCAGAAAGGCGAATATGTGGTCCGCTACCGACCTTTCTGCATCTCTTGCAGGTACGGATCCAATGGCGGCAATAGGAAACCTTGTGGCAGGATATTGGGCGAGAGAGAATCAGAGAATCCTTATAAAGATTTTATCAGGTGTTTTTGGCTCTTGGGTAAATGGAGGTACTACAGAAGTGCCTTTAAAGGATCATATTCTTGATATTACTACCGCATCAAGTGCGGCGGCAAAGAATATTTCTGCTTCAGCCTTTATTGATGCCTGCCAGCTTTTAGGAGATGCTCAGGGACAGCTTACCGCAGTAGCTATGCACAGTGCAACAAAAGCCTTTTTGAAGAAGCAGAACCTCATACAGACTGAAAGAGACAGCACAGATGTAGAGTTTGAGGTATATCAGGGAAGAAGGGTAATTGTAGATGACGGATGTCCTGTTGACAGCGGCACATATACAACATATCTGTTTGGGCAGGGTGCTATCGCATATGGCAATGGCTCTCCTGTAGGATTTGTTCCTACTGAGATTGACAGAGATAAGAAAAAGGGTTCAGGAGTGGATTACCTTATTAACAGGAAGACCTTTATAATGCACCCAAGAGGTATTGCATGGCAGAATCTTGAGAGGACACATACAGAGACACCGACAGAGGCAGAGCTTGCAAATGCGAAGAACTGGAAGATGGTATATGAATCTAAGCAAATCAGAATTGTGGCATTTAAGCATAAAATAGGTTAGTTAAAAGAGAGGACTGTATGGTATTGGAAGATTTGATTCGTTTGATAAACTTACAGTTACAAATGTTTGGGTATACCGTCACAGAACAAGATAAATCTGCTATAGAGTATCAAGCCGAAAAGGCTGCACAATATGTTTGCAATTTTTGCAATTTTAAAAAGTGTCCGGATGATATTCCGAGCACTTTGAAATTTGTAACAGCAGACTATGCTATAGGTGAATTTTTTGATTATAAAAAGACATTTGCTCCGGACACACTTTCTATGCTTAATCTTGATATGGCGGTGAAACAGATAAAAGTCGGTGATACGGATACTACATTTGCTGTAGATGACGGTTCAAAAACACATGAACAGAGGCTTGATGAATTTATCAATTATCTTACATCACATGGTAAAACAGAACTTATGAGACATAGGAGAATAAAATGGTAAGTGCGTTGGAACGGGCAAGAGTATTGGCAAGAAAAGCAATAGAAGATATCTATTTTACAGAGAAGTGTGATGTTATTGAAATGCAAAGTGTTCGTGATGAACAAACTAAAATAACAAGAACTGTAGAAGTAAAGGTGCTTGAAAATCAACCATGTAAAGTTTCATTTGAGAGTTTGAATACTGTTGGGCAAACAAGTACCGGAGCAATCAGCAAGCAAAGTGTTAAGCTTTTTATATCGCCTGATATCAAAATTAGTCCGGGATCTAAAATAGTGATAGGTTCGAATGCTTATAAAGCGAGTGGAGTACCTGCAGTATACACAGATACACATCAGGAAATTATGCTTGATATATTTGACAGGTGGGCATGATGGCTGTGATGGGCGGGTTTAGTGCTGCAGATTTAAAGAGATTACAAAAGCGGCTTAATGAAATTCGGGACGGTGATGTTGAAGCCTTTATTGATGAATGCGCTAAGGAACTTGCAGCACGCCTTTTGGCTTTGGTTATCAAGCGAACACTTCCGGGAGATTACTCAAAAGAGGTTGAAGTTGTTGCAAAGAGGGATTCAAAGAATCATAAAAAAGGTGATACTTATACAAAGAAAGTAAATCCATCAGGTAAGGTGGGCGGCACTCTCAGACGTGGCTGGACTTCAAGTACACACGCGGATGCCGCAAACGGTACCGGAAAGGGAGATGCTAAAGCTTATGCGGAATCACTGACTGTAAATCACTTTGGAGGCATGGTCGTGATTGAAATTATAAATCCCGTTGAATATGCCAGCTATGTTGAATATGGACACAGGACAAGGAATCATAAGGGATGGGTAATCGGAAAATTTATGATGACAATTTCAGTGAAGGAGATTCAAAATATTGCCCCTAATCGGCTTGAAAGTAAAATTAAAAAGTTTTTAGGAGAATGCATGAAATGATAAGTTCAATTATTAAAGGTATCAGTGTTGCTATAAATACTGAATTTGGAGACGGATATACAATTTATACAGAGAGTATAGAGCAGGGTTTAAAAGAGCCTTGTTTTTTTATATCCTGTCTTAACCCAACCAATAAAGTATTTCTTGGTGAAAGGTATTTTAGAACAAATCAAATGTGCATTCAGTACATTCCGACAAACACAAGCGTAGAAAAAGAAGAGTGCAATGCTGTTGTGGAAAGGCTTTTTAATTGCCTGGAATACATTACTGTAGGAGAGGATCCGGTTAGAGGTTCAAAGATGAATTCTGAAATAGTTGATGGAATTTTAAATTTCTTCATAAATTATGACTTGTTTATTATGAAATTAAAAAATGAAGAAGTCGCCATGAATGAAATATTAAAAAATGTTGCAGTGAAAGGAAAGGGTGAGTAATGGATATTGAAAAGGCTGAAAAAACGATTATTAATGAGCAACTAAAGTTTACAAAAGAACAGTTGCTTGAGAGCGATAGATTCAGAGATAGAAAAGATTTAGTATCTGCTATTTTGTCTGATGATGGAGATTACGCAATTGAATTTGTAGAAGAGCAGATTGAGAAATACATGAAAGGACAGGTAATATAGTATGGCTTTAGGTGGTGGTACTTTTATTAATCAAAGAAAAGAGTTGCCGGGTGCCTATATCAATTTTATTTCGGCGAATTCGGCTTCGGCCAATTTATCTGAGAGAGGGATTGCAACAATGCCTCTTGAGCTGGATTGGGGTATGGATGATGAAATTTTTGAAGTAAGTAGTGCAGATTTTCATGAGGATTCTTTGAAAATCTTTGGGTATGCTTACACGCAAGAAAAGTTGAAGGGTCTTCGTGACCTATTTCTAAATATCAAGACCCTTTATGCATACAAACTTACATCCGGTGGTGTAAGAGCAAGTAATACTTTTGCTGAAGCTGTCTATAGTGGCGTTCGTGGAAATGATATTAAGATATCAATTCAAAAGAATGCTGATGATTCGTCTAAGTTTGATGTAAAAACAATATTTGATACAACAGTTGTAGATACTCAAACGGTAACAGCAGCCGGAGATTTGGTTACGAATGCTTTTGTAAAGTTTAAGAGTGGAGCCACTCTTACTGTGACTGCCGCAACGCCTCTTACCGGTGGGACTAACGGTGCGGTAAGTGGTACATCTTATCAAAAGTATTTGGATAAGATTGAAGCATATTCGTACAATACGATGGGTGTTGTAGTAAAAGATGATACTACAAGAGGAATGTTTAATTCATTTGTAAAACGCCTTCGTGAGGAGATGGGTGTTAAATTTCAACTTGTACTTTATGGGTATCCTTCAGCGGATTATTACGGGACAATAAGCGTAAAGAACAAAGTACTTGATACGGGATGGAGCGAGGCTTCATTGGTTTACTGGGTAACGGGCATATCTGCAGGTTGCGAAGTAAACAGATCAAATCAGAATAAGAAGTATAACGGAGAATTTAAGGTCGATACCGGATATACACAAAATGATTTGAGAAAGGCTATTAAGGCAGGGGAATTTGTCCTGCACAGTGTTGGTTCCGATGTGCGTGTGCTTGAAGACATAAACACGTTGGTATCAATATCGGAAGAGTATGGAGATGTATTTAAAGATAATCAGACCATAAGAGTGATTGACCAGATTGCCAATGATATTGCAGTTTTATTCAACACTAAATATCTTGGTGTTGTCCCAAATGATGCAGCAGGTAGAACGTCTCTTTGGTCCGATATTGTAAAACATCATGAGCAACTTGAGGAAATAAGAGCAATTGAGAACTTTTCCGATTCGGATGTTGTAATTACACCGGGTAGTACAAAGAAATCAGTTGTTGTAACAGATGCAGTCACCGTAGTAAATGCGATGTCAAAGCTTTTTATGACAGTTACTGTTGCGTAAGGAGGGAGCATAGATGCCTAATATAACAATGAAAGCAAGGGATACACTTTGCGCATCACTTGCGGAATGTTTTGTGACAATAGGAACACGCAGATATAATTTTATGCAGGCCATTAAGCTTGAAGCTAAGTTCGAAAAGAGCAAAACAGAAATACCAATTCTTGGTAAGACAGGAAAAGGAAATAAAACCACCGGATGGAAGGGAACCGGTTCGGCCACATTCCATTACAACACATCCATTTTTAGACAGATGATGGCTCAGTACAAGGATACAGGTGAGGATATTTATTTTGAGATACAGATTTCAAATGAAGATCCGACTTCAAAGGTGGGACGCCAAACAATGATACTTATAGATTGTAATATTGACGGCGGGGTGCTTGCTAAGTTTGATGCAGACGGAGAGTATCTGGATGAGGATATGGATTTCACATTTGAGGATTTTAAAATGCCGGAGAGGTTTAAAGACTTAGACGGTTTTCTTACAAATTAGAGTTCAGTATAAAAATCCTCTCATACATATGAGATGTCATGCATGTATGAGAGGACTTTGAAATAATAAAATAGAAAGGCAGATATAATAATGTCAAAATTCAGCAAGTTTATGAAAGCCAACAAGGCTGTGAAGGAGAATGCGACACACATTGTTACAAAGTCTCTTTGTGATGAAAACGGTAAACCGCTTGAGTGGGAGTTCAGACATATAACATCTAAAGAGAATGAAGAGATAAGAGAAAGTTGCACTATTGAAGTGCCGATTACCGGAAAGCCTAATGTTTATCGCCAGAAGTTTAAAACAAGCCTGTATATACAAAGAATGATTGTTGCATCAATAGCTTCACCTGACTTGTATGATGCGGAGCTTCAGGATAGTTACGGTGTAAATAAGCCGGAGGACTTACTTATGGCAATGGTTGATGATCCGGGTGAGTATAACGACCTTGCAGCTTATGTGCAGAAGTTTCAGGGCTTTGATACAACTTTTGAGGATAAGGTGGACGAAGCAAAAAACTGATAGAAGAAGGGGATTGGGAAGCGAATTATGCTTACTTTGCCCTTCTTAAATTACATATACTACCTTCGGTTTTTCTTGCCATGGATGAGAGGGAAAAAGCTTTTGTAGTAGCGGCTATAAAGGTAAAAATTGAAAATGACAAGGAAAAAGAAAAGGAATTAAAACGCAAATCTAATAGGAAAGGAAGGTAATCAGTTGGCAACAATTCAAACGTCAATAGAATTACAGGATAACTTTACAAGAGTTTTGTATCAAGTAATTAATTCTGTAAATATGGGTCTGGCGGCAATGGAAGATCTGCACCATACAATGAATGCGCCTGTAGAAACGGCATCTATTGAAGCGGCAAGGGATTCAATAAACCGGGCTACTATAGCGGTTCAGGAACTTGATGCGGCTATGCAGGGTATCAGTAATCCGGAAATACCTTCCGCTCCTGTTGACATTCCGGTACCGGAATCTGCACCGACTCCTGCACCTGTACAATGGCAACCATATAGTGGTATTGAAGTATTTACTACTACAGGCATTGAAAGATTCAATCAGGAAATGCAAAGTGCAAATACTATGTTGAATACTTTAAATGCTACACAATCACGAATTGCGCAGACAGCATCTCAATCTAATGTTTTGCCGCCTAATGCAATTAATGATATAAACAGTATAGGAAGTCGTTTACAGGCAATACAGGAACGTATTCAGCAGATAGAAAGCAATCCTATGAATATTGGCACTGCAGGAGCAAATGCAGGACTTGAACAACTTAGAGGGCAGCTAAATCAGGCAGTTTCAGAACAGGAGAATCTAAACAGAGCTATAGAGGATATGGATGTAACTTCCGCGAATGAGTCATATCAAAGGCTTGCTCAGACAATAGGAAGTACGGAACAGTATATCAGAGATAACACTGATGAGCAGGGGCAGTTCAACAGGGCAATCAATGAAGGCTCAACGGGTGCCAATAATTTGATGAACTCTATAAAGGGAATGTTAATGGCATATGCTACTGTACAAACAGGTAAAGCTGTCTTAGGGTTATCTGATACATTAACTTCAACAACGGCAAGGCTTGATTTGATGAATGACGGCTTACAAACCACACAGGATTTGCAGAATATGATTTTTCAGTCCGCTGAAAGAGCAAGGGGTTCATACCAAAAGACTGCAGATGCAGTGTCAAAGCTTGGAACTTTAGCGGGGAATGCATTTGGGAGTACTGCGGAAGTTGTAAACTTTATGGAACAGCTAAATAAGCAGTTCGCTATTGCAGGGACATCTACACAAGGTATTAATGCGGCAATGCTTCAGCTTACACAAGCTATGGGAGCCGGCGTTCTCCGCGGACAGGAGTTTAATGCTGTGTTTTTGCAAGCTCCAAACATCATGCAGTCAATAGCGGATTACCTTGGGAAGCCTATCGGTAAGTTAAAAGACCTTGCGGCTGAAGGTAAAATCACATCGGATATTGTAAAGGCCGCGGTACTTGCTGCCGCAGATGAAACGAATGCGAAATTTGAAAAAATGCCAAAGACTTTTGCTCAAATTTGGAATTCCTTTTCAAACTATGCTTTAAGGTCGTTTGAACCGGTACTAAAAAGGCTTAACACTTTAGCAAATAGTGAAGGATTTCAAACATTTGTAAACAGCGCAATAGGAGCAATAGCAACAGTTGCTGATGTAGTACTTAATATCTTTGATTTAATAGGGCAGGTTGCTTCTTTTACTGCTGATAATTGGTCATGGCTGGCACCTATTATTTATGGAGTGGCTGCAGCTTTGGCGGTATACTATGGCGCACAACTTGCAGAAAATGCAGTGTCTCTTATAAGCTATGGTATACACTTGGCAATGGCTGCGGCACAAATGATTCATTTAGCAGCAACAGGGGCTCTTACAGTAGCTACAGCAACAGCGACCGCGACACAATATGGACTTAATTCGGCATTATATGCTTGCCCGCTTGTATGGATTATCATACTTATTATTGCTGTGATAGCAATAATATTTGCTGTTTGTAATGCAATAGCAAAAATGACAGGTATTGCAAATACAGGATTTGGAGTAATGACAGGCGGTATTAACGTTGTAATTCAGTTTTTCAAGAATTTAGGCCTAACCGTAGCAAATATTGCGATAGGAATAGGAAATGCTATCGGAGCACTTGCCTCAAACATGATGACCGCATTTAGCAATGCAATATCAGGTATTCAATCATGGTTTTATGATTTGTTATCTACAGCATTATCTGTAGTGGCAGGTATTTGCGAAGCTTTGAATAAGTTACCCTTTGTGGAGTTTGATTTTTCAGGGATAAGCAGTGCAGCTGATGACTATGCCGCAAAAGCAAGTGCGGCTGCAGGAAATACGCAAAGTTATACAAGTGTATCAGATGCATTCAATAGTGGAATGTCTACATTTGACACATTCAAAGATGGATGGGCTTCAGATGCTTTCAACGCAGGTGCAAGCTGGGGTGATGGAGTTGTGGATAAGGTTTCGGGAATGATTAAAGGTGTACTTAATCCGGAAATGCCAAGTATGGGAGCTCCTTTAGGTATCGGTGATATACCTGAGTTGGGGGATATAGCAGGAAGTGCAGCCGATACGGCAGGAAACACGGGAGCTATAAAAGATGCAATGGATATCACGGAAGAGGATTTAAAGTATCTTCGTGATATTGCAGAGCAGGAAGCTATCAACAGATTTACAACGGCGGAAATCAACATTGAGCAGACAAACAATAACCATATTTCAAACAATGGTGATCTTGACGGAGTGTTGTCAGGTCTTACAGATGCGGTATATGAGGCGGTAGATATAATAGCGGAAGGAGCACATTAAGATGGGAAAAACGGGATATGATTTTTATCTGAATAAATGCTTGTTACCTATTGCTCCGAATAAGCTTCAGGTTAAGATAAACAATGCAAATTCAAAGGTTACTTTGATTGATGAAGGACAAATCAACATACTCAAAAAGGCAGAGTTAACGGATATTGAATTTGATTGTATCATACCTCAAGTTAAATATCCGTTTGCAAGCTACAAAGGCGGATTTAAGGGAGCTTCTTACTTTCTTGATTATTTTGAAGAATTAAAAGCAAGTAGGAAGCCTTTTCAATTCATTGTGTCTCGTGTAATGCCCGGTGGTAAGGTACTTTTCTCAACCAATATAAAGGTGTCACTTGAAGAATACAAGATAACGGAACAGGCCGGTGAGGGCTTTGATTTGGGAATAAAGTTTAAACTTAAACAATACAAAGAGTATGGAACAAAAACAGTAAGCATTAAGTCTTCAGAAAATTCAAGTAATGAGACTCCAAAAGCAACTGTTGAAGAGCATAGGTCAACAGAGAATGCCCCTAAGGGGGAGTATAAAGTGGGTGATATTGTGAATTATCATGGCGGAACTCACTTTTACACTTCTTACGAGGGTGCAAAAGGTTATCCGGCAAGGGCGGGAAAAGCGAGAATAACTATTGCAAACGGTAAGGGCAAGGCGCATCCATGGCACTTAATACATGTGGATTCGTCCAGCAATGTTTATGGTTGGGTTGATGAGGGAACTTTTGATTAAAGGAGCGTAGATGGATATAGAACTTTTGATATCAGATCCTTCAGGAAGTAAGTCATATATTCCGGTTGTTGAAGAAGGCATTGAGTGGAGTACGGAAAGAAGAAGTACTCCCGGCAAACTAACTTTTAAAATAATAAAGGACGATATTATTGATTTTAAAGAGGGCGCAACAGTTGGATTAAAGGTAGATGGAAAAGAGGTATTCTTTGGTTTTGTGTTTGCAAAGAGACGTGATAAGAATCAAATTATATCTGTAACAGCCTATGATCAGCTTAGGTATCTAAATAATAAAGATACATATGTATATGAGAATAAGACAGCCGCTGAATTCATTAAGATGATAGCGACAGACTTTAACTTAAAAACAGGTACTTTAGAAGATACAAAGTTTAAAATTGCTTCCAGAGTAGAAGATAATACATCCTTATTTGATATGATTGAAAACGCCTTGGATTTAACACTGCAAAACACAAAAGAAATGTTTGTAATGTTTGACGAATTTGGTAAGATTACACTTAAAAACATTGCATCTATGCGTGTAGGTGAGGAAAGCGCATATCTATTAATTGATCAAGAAACAGGAGAAAACTTTGAGTATTCATCAAGTATAGATTCTGACGTATATAACAAAATAAAGTTGTCATATGACAATGAAGATACGGGAAAAAGAGATATCTATATTGCTCAAGATGGTACGCATATGAATGAATGGGGAGTATTGCAGTATTTTGATACGCTCTCTAAAGGTGAGAATGGGCAAGCAAAAGCAGATGCTCTTTTAAAGCTTTACAATAAGAAAAGCAGAAATTTAAAAATAGCAAATGCGATAGGAGACACAAGGGTAAGGGCAGGAAGTCTTGTTGTTGTATCTCTTGCATTAGGTGATGTGAATTTAAAGAACTTTATGATGGTTGAAAAGGTTAGGCATACATTTAAGCTGGATCAACATGTAATGGATTTGACACTTAGAGGAGGTGAGTTTGTTGGCTGATGCAGTTGAGTTTGTAAAACTTGTTAAAAAAGCTGCTGTTGAGGCATATGAAGCCACAAAGCCGGTACAAGTCTGTTTTGGGAAAGTGATAAAAGCCTCTCCACTTGAGATTATAGTGGATCAGAAACTGACTCTTGGTAAATCTCAACTTGTGCTTGCAAGAGAAGTTACTGATTATACAACAGAGATTACAGCTGATGGTGAAAAGAAGAAAATAACTATTCACAATGGGTTGGTTGTGGGTAATGAAGTCATTCTTTTAAGGCAGCAGGATGGGCAAAAATATATAGTGGTGGATAGAACGGGATGATACCTTCAGATAAAGGCTTTTTAAGTCAAAATTTTGAGATAGAAGAAATACCAACCTACACATATAAAATGATATCTGACAACAACAGAATACAAGGGTATACAGACAGCTTGGACGCAATGAAACAGGCTATCTTTAAGATTCTATCAACAGAAAGATATCAACATCAGATGTATTCTTGGAATTATGGAGTTGAGCTGTTGGATTTGTATGGAGAACCTGTATCATATGTGTGCCCTGAATTGGAGCGTAGAATTACAGAGGCTCTTAAATGGGATAAAAGAATTAAGAGTGTTGATAATTTTGAATTCGATACATCGGAAAAAGGTGAGATACGTGTAAGCTTTGTCGCACACACGATATTCGGAAATATAGATGCAGAAAAGGTGGTGAATTTTTAATGTATGATGTAACTTTTAATGAAATTCTTGAACGAATGATTTCAAGAGTGCCAAACAGCTTTGATAAAAGAGAAGGTTCCGTTATATATGATGCTCTAGCACCTGCTGCACTTGAACTTCAAAGGATATATATAGAATTAAACTCTATATTATCAGATTCCTATGGTGATACTGCCTCAAGAGAATACCTTATTTTGAGATGCAAAGAACGAGGAATTATTCCGGAGCAGGCAAGTAAAGCCATTCTTCGTGGGAAATTTACGCCTTCAGGAATTAATGTAATAGGCAAAAGATTTAATGTAAATGAGTTAAATTACGTTGTTATCAGAGCTTTGACGGATTCTGATGGAGGCTATGAAGTGCAGTGTGAATCACCGGGAACTATAGGTAATAGGACTCTTGGAACGATGATTCCAATTGAGTATATACAAGGCCTTGAAACGGCAGAGCTTATAGAGGTACTTATTCCGGGTGAGGATGATGAGACTACAGATAATCTAAGAAAACGATACTTTGACAGCTTTAAAGAGAGTGCATTCGGCGGCAATGTTAAGGATTATATAAATAAAGTAAATGCTATTTCGGGTGTAAGTGCCACAAAGGTAAAAAGAGTATGGAATAATGACATTAATCCTTTGGAATTGATACCTACACAAAAAGTGGTGGATTGGGCTAACGGAGTTGGAATGAAGTCAGATCCGGAAGTTTTCAGGTGGTTGACAGCAGCTATTAGTGCAGGAAAAGAGAAAAAATTGACTGTTGGAGGAACTGTGCTTTTAACAATTTTAGGGTCGGATTTTAATGTAGCATCTAATCGGCTAATACAGACTGTACAACAAGAAATAGATCCGACTGATGCTCCGGGAGAAGGATACGGACTTGCACCTATAGGACATATAGTTAATGTGAAAAGTGCGAGAGGAGTTGAAATATCTGTAAAAACTGAGATTACTTTTGAAACCGGCTATAATTGGTCTAATTTACGTAATTCTATGGAAGAAGCTATTAAAGGATATTTATTGGAACTTTGTAAATCATGGGCGAATACTCCATTTTTAGTGGTAAGAATAGCACAGATTGAAACAAGGCTTTTACAAATAAAAGGCATTGTGGATATTGGTAATACAACAATAAATGGAGTTGATAAAAATCTGACATTGGATGAGTATGAAATTCCTGTGTTTAAGGAGGTAAGAGAATGACAAGAAATGTAAATTTGGTGTCATACTTACCTTCTTTTTTAGCAGAATTTAAAGAGAATATCGCATTGTTTCATGCGGAAAATCCGGAATTTGAATTTTTGTGGAAATCTTTTGATAGGATTCTAAAGAATGAATATATAAGTACAGCAGATGAGAGTGGGTTATCAAGATTTGAAGATATCGTGGGAATAAAACCACTATCTGACGACACTCTTGAATCAAGAAGATCAAGAGTATTTTCAAGGTGGTTTAATCATATTCCTTTAACACTGAAAGGCTTAAAAAAGAGATTGGCTTTAATATGTGGTGAGCAAGGATACAGCGTTACAATAAAAGATTACGCAATCACTATAAGTGTGTATACAAGATTTGACAGCCAAAAAGAGGAACTTAAGCAGCTTATAAATGATGTAATACCGGAAAATATGTTGCCTTTGCTTATATATGAAAAGGCACTGAAATTTGAAATATATAATGCAGGCATTATCAGCGAAGCAAATATTTTTAATATAAGGCAGGTGAGTTAATGGCTTGGAATGGAATGACACTTACTACAAGTGGAAGAAGGGCATTGAGCAAGGCACAGGCAGAAGATACATTAAAAATTCACTCAATAACTATAGGGGATGGTAATCCTCCTGCAAATTTTAATTCTGTAGAAGGGCTGATAAGTCCGAAATTTGAAATTACAGAATTGTCAATAGATATAACAGATACAGGATGTGTTATAACAGGTGACTTTCCTAAAGTGAACTATGACTACTACTTTAGAGAACTTGGTGTAACAGTGGAAACATCCGGAGGCATAAAACTGTACGCATATGATAACTGCGGTTCGGATGCTGAATATATAGTAAATACAAGTACTATAGAAAGTACATCTAAAAGAGTACGAATTGAACTTATATTTTCAAATATCAGCAATGTTACAGTGTCTCATCCAAGTGTCCTATACGTTTCATATGAGGACTTAGATAATAAGGTGAACACTTTAAAGACCAAAGTGTATGAGGATTTTGGGAAAAAGGCAGATAATTTACAGGAACAAATTAGTAGGTCGAACAATATAAGAAATATACAGGTTAGGGCATCTAATTTCACAATTCAAGGACCTTATACACAGCGTATAGATTTAGCAGGAATCAAGAGTACGGATGTGCCTGAGATATCACTACTGATACCTGACGGAGTTACAGATAGCACTAGGGTAAAGGCTATAAAAAAGGCTTGGAGTTGCGTAGACAGGGTAGATATATATGATGGTTACATAGTAATAAGTTGCTTTGTAAAAAAGCCTGAAACCGATATTTTACTGCTTATGAAGGGGGTGTAATATGGCACAGGCAATACTTTTAAGAGGCGGTGCAGGCGGAGTTACATCTGATGATGTGACGGCATCTAAGGCACAAGTGCTGCAAGGATATAAGACGGTCACCAGAGATAGTGATGATGAGGTGGTGGAAGGAGAAATTATAAGTAGAGGTACTTGGGTAGCAGCATCAGAGGTTATAAATGCTTCTTGGGAATCAAACATCCATACAAGGTTTGAAGAGGGATATTATCAAAATGATGGTCAGTACAAGCCTACAGCAAAAATTCCTTACACGGTGTTAGCAAATGTTATAGGTGTAGACCCGACTAAAATGTTACAGTCACTGACACTTGCAGGTAAGCAAGGACAGATTAAGGTAGTAGACACCGGAGCAAATAACAACAGAGTAAACAAATCTACAGCA